GGTGCATGATGCGCCTCTTCGGTTTTGTCAGCTCCAATCATTGGCCTTGACAGAGTAGAAGGAAGTGTTGATGGTCCTGCGGACACGTACTACGAGTTCCAACATTCTCGGAGGGAGTGCTTGGCACCCTTCCGATCCTGGTGGAACTCTGACGAACATGTCCTATCAGGCTTTCTACCATCAAACCTTAGATTACCACAAGAAACTGAAGCGTCCAGACGGCTCTTTGCCGACTAGCGCTTTTGACTCCACTGTGGTAGAACGTAGGCCTCCGACTAAACATCGGAGAAATAGCTCATCGTTTTCATGGCAGTTTAACGCTCATGAATTCTATGAGACTTATGCTCCCGGCACAGAAGATTATCCCGCGAGGGATAGCTTCACGCGAATAACGGAGAACAATCTATACGCTCTCCAGTTAGTCGCCAACACGCATCCTTTCGTTCCGGTGTACTCTATACCGGTCGCGATTAAGGAGCTTGCTGAAGTTGCCGGCATGTTTAAATTATCAGCCCAGTCGTTCGCTGGCTTTCTCGGCGGCTCCTACCTCAACTATCGTTTTGGTTGGAAAGCCTTCGTGAATGACGTGCGGACACTAGCTGGGATGATGAAGGAGTTGGAGCACCGAATCCGGGACTTCAACTACCTACTTAAACATGGTCACACTCGTAAGCAGCTTGTTTTGGATGTTCACTCTAGGAAGTTTACTTCCGTGGGTGTAACACTCAACTCAACCTATAACACCATCATCAAGGGTGACGTCATCCACGATCTCTACCTCAAAACGTGGGGTAGTGTAACGTGGGGCGTCATGGGTGATGAGCTGTTGCCGCTGGGTGAACTCGAAAGGTTCAACCTGGCCGTGAGGACTCTGTTCGATCTCGAAGAGATCGATGCAGAGACGTTATGGAACTTAGTTCCATTCTCATGGCTTGTTGATTACTTCTATAGTATTGGGGACCACCTGGCCTCCCAACACATGAGGTATCAACTGCAGCCTTACGACTTATGCATTATGAGACACTATGTCCATAAGGCAGTGACAAAGGTAACGTCCAAACCCAGCACGGTCTCGACTATCGACGGTTATTATCGTCGAGAGATCAAAAGCCGTGATGCGTGGACGGTTCCACCTACGCCTTCTCTCTCCTTCGATCTCCTTACTGGTGATCGTTGGAAAGTAATCCTAGCCTTGGCGGCAAAGTTTGCTTCCAAGTGACTGATCGATAACCATGGTGGTTGTTCGATCAGTTCCCTCAGCCCCCCAAAAGAAGGGGTAGCAAGGGTACTAGAACCGTAACTCTGTGTGTGTAAAGGTACAACATGCTTGCGTCGCCTACGACAGTGACCATCGATGGAGTGGCTCATAGCCTCTCTAAGATCAACCAGGACAACTACGGGTCGGTGTACAGGAAACTGGACACCGGCGTGCAGTATGACTTGACCATCCGTCACCAGACGGAAACCGCCAAAGTTGGCGCGGTCAAGATGGATCGACACAACGTCGACCTTAAGTATACGACTTTCGACGCGGAGGGAGTTCCCACCGTGTACCAGTCGTATGCCGTCCTGAGAACCCCGCAAGGGGCTGATCCTACTATCGTCGAAAAGCTTTCAGTCGGTCTCACGACCTGGCTGGCAGCCAACGACGGCAGCATCATCGGATGGGAATCTTAGGACCTTTCGGGGCCTAGTATTCCTCTTCACTGATATCCACCCCAAGCAGGGGTAGGATCCCATAGAAGGCCGTAGACGAACGTCAGCTATCAGGAGAAAGTATCCTAATGGATAACTCTCAGAATAGCCTGACATCGTACCTTGGTGCCTACGTGGATGCGATGTTTGAAGATGTCGCATTCACTTACACCAAGCCTCGTGATTGGAAGCGTGATAAAACACGCCTTCTTCACGAACTAAAGGCGCATGGTAGTCATGTTCTGACTATCATGCTCCCTGCCATCTGCAAGAGCCTGGATAAGGCTCTGGATCTTGGCCAGTACAACCCCACGCGGGCTTACCTTGGTAAGCCTAAGAGTGGCGAAAAGGTCCCCTTATTCCTAAGGGATCTTTTCATACAGGTCTTCGATCCTGTGGATGGCGTGCTTCGGTCTGAACCTTCCTTACGGGCTGTCTCAGATTTAAGACAGCTGTTGTTAGGTGGCAAGAAGATCCTGCTACCTTGCAGTGAAAGGAGGGTTCGCAATGAACTCAGGGAGTTCATTAAGACGGAGAATGGCAATCGGCGGTACACTTTGGATTGGGGCTCTGATGCTCCTCTCTCTGGTGACCCTCGACTGGTTCCCGGACCGCAGAGGATCCACCTCGTGGATCTTAACATGCGATCAGGGAATCGGGCCGAGCATTCACAGCTCTTTACCGACGATACTTCAAGTGAAGGCATCGTTTCTGATAAAGAACTGTCGCTCGCCCAGTCTATCTTTGACTGGGTTGCGTCCGACCTCGGAGACTTCTCAATTGAGAAGCCGAATGAGGTTCCGAAGCATGGTCCCGGAGCGGTGTCCGATCTCAAAAGAGGTATGTCAAAGTACTCCTTTAGAGACTGGCCATCCAAGTTGGAAAGCATCTTTCCCTTCGATGCCTACGCCGTGCATGATTTCATGTGCAGTGAGGGCATTGAACCGGTGGTCCCTGGGAGGAACCGTGAGGTTCCTTCCAAACTGATCTCTGTTCCAAAGACGCAAAAGAGCCCGCGGCTTATCGCCGCGGAACCCTCCCAGTATCAATGGATACAGCAACTGGTACGAAACCAGTTGGAAGCTCGCATCAAAGAATCTGATATTCGGCATTCCGTCTCCTTTCGGAGTCAGGAGCCTAATCAGATCGCTGCGATGCGTGGGTCCATCAATGGTGACATTGTTTCCATTGATTTGTCCAGCGCTTCGGATCGCCTAACGTGCTGGGTTGTGGAACGGTTTGCGAGGTCCAATTGGACTTTGCTCGACCGCTTACATGCCTGTAGGACACGTTGGGTCCGGAATAGTGTTGATCCCAATGAGTGGAGTTTTCTCCGTCTCAACAAGTACAGCACTATGGGGTCTGCAGTAATATTTCCACTGCAGACTATCATCTATGCCTGTCTCGCCGTAACGGCGGTGATTGCGACTTCTAAACCGCATTCATCGCTGCTCTTTGAGCAGACCATAGAGGATGCTTCGCTCAGGGTACGCGTCTTTGGCGACGATATACTTTTGCCAAAGAGCGCGTATGAGTGTATGCATCGGCTCCTAGCAGCTATGGGCCTGAAGGTCAACGTCGATAAAACTTACACGGGGAGTAATTTCCGTGAGAGTTGCGGCGTTGACGCATTCAGAGGAGAAAATGTTTCTCCAGTCTATCTGCGTAGGTTGCCCGATGTGGCATCAGCACGTTCGTTCCTATCAACTCTAGAAGTTAGTAATAACTTCTGGAAGCGAGGTTACTGGCATACAGCTTCATTTCTGGATGACCAGCTCTCGAATTGGGATTATCTACTCCCAATCATAGGTCCGAAGTGCACATCGCTTGGTAGGTTTTCCTTTTGTGGATCTAACGTCGAACACCTCAAAAGAAGGTGGAACGCTAGACACCACGTCTGGGAAGTACGGGCCGTCGAGCTCCTTAGCAAGACGACGCGGACGCCTATCAATGCGAGGGAGAGTTTACTACAATGGTTCACTGAAGAACCAGAGCCCGACCTCCAATGGGAGGCTGGGGTAGACTCCCCAAATAAGGTCTTAACATTAAGACCGGGTTGGCGATCTATGACTCACTTCGAGTCTTAGACAGCAGGGCGC